TTGTAGTCCACCATAACCAATTCCGAACAAATCTACTAGCTTCGTGAATACATTATCTTTAGCCACTTTTGTTTCCAACTCATTTTTATCAATCCACAATACAAAATCAGCAGTATAATCAGTAGATTCTATTCCATCTGTAATACGATAGATCCGCTTATTGGTCGTAACGTATTTACTTCCTACTTTTGTTACAGTTTCCGTGCTAATGCTACCTTTTCCCAACCTTGAACCAACTGTACCAACGCACTCAGCATAAACTTCCTGCCCCACATAAAAGTCTTTTTTAGTATATCGTTTTTCCATTCTTACTCATACTCCTGATTGCTTTTATTCATGCTCTACTAGCTTGATCTTGCTACCGTCTGCAAGTTCAATTTCATCTTTGGTAGTTTGAAGCAAGTCAACAAACGCCAATGCTTCGCTACTCATTCCATCTTCCAAATATCCTAGCCATGCTTCAAATACATCAAAGTCATGCTCTTCTAGGAAGCTATTCATTTCTTCAACCGTTGTTTCGTCTGTTTCTACATACCAACGTTCATTTTTCTTGTCGTATGATCCTTTTACTTTTAATTCCATGATTAGTTCTCCTTAACTTCATTTTTTAATTATGATTATATTATACACTTCGTATTCCCTCTTGTCAACTATTTTATGATTATTTTTTAATGTTTTTTAATTACAATTTTATGCTATGACACAAAAAAGAAAACTTCCAAGATTTTCAGGGTGTCCTGATTGTCTTGGAAGTTGTTATTTCGTAGGTGTAGTCAAGGCTTTTTCTAAACTCCCCCCTGCCATTAGTCTATTACGCACTGTAGCAGGCGATAAACCGTATTTTGAACTTCTTTCCGTTTGATTGCGAAAAACATTCCCTTTATGGTCTGTCACAAAATATCTCTTAGCATAATCATCTATTGCTTCCTCAATACTCATACCACGTTCTCTACGCTTTTGAATACTGCCTCTTGCACGTTTGAATAAAGGGTTTTCCTCAAAAAACTCCGACCACATTTTGTATGTTTTTCCCTTGTAGGAAATGACCTCTCTGTTTTTTACAACCTGATTTTTAGGGGCTTCTACAGCTTCTTCTACACTCATACCATTTCCTAGTCTTTTTCTTAAAGTGCCTTCAGGAACTCCTACCCCCTCGCTCAATTCTTTGAACGAATAATAAACTTGTCCTTTATAGTGGAAGATCCTTCCACATTTAAACATTCTTGGATCAGCGTCAATAACCTCTTCAAAACTCATTCCATGTTTCTCCATACGGTTCTTAATTGTAGAAGGGGCTTCTTCTATTCCTAGTTCAGATATAGCTTTAGACAAGTTTGGATATTCTTTACCGTGGTATGTAATAATTTTTTTAGTTTTCCTTTGTAAAAGTCTCTTTACTATATCTCTTACGTCTAGGTTTTCTTCCTTCCTCTCCAAACAATACTGTATAACAGTTAATTCATTTGCATCATGTTCTTGACAATATTTTTTAACTTCTTTGAGTTCTACATACTTACCTTCACAAAGGTATTTATTTTTTTGGGGAAAAGGTTTTTTTAGAGCTTCTTCTACACTCATACCATTGTTTACCCTTGCATTAAGTGAGGTTGGTTCTATCCCAAAGGCTCTAGCCAATTCTGAAAGACTTGAATAAACTTTCCCTTCGTACTCAACTCTTCGTGGAAAATTCCCTTTAACTTCAACTGCTTCTTCTAGGCTTTTCCCTTTTCTTATTCTATCTCCTAGTGTGATATGAGATACCCCAATATGCTTGCAAAATGTTTTAAAATCAGGGAAAAATTTCCCATTATGTAAAACACCTTTTCTTGTCGTGCAAGCATTTCTTACGTTTACTATATTTTTCCCATACAACTTATCTTTCAGTTTTTCAGAACTACCATCAAAAAGAGTAAATGGATTTTCATCACTATAGCCATAAAGTCTAAACTTGCCATCATCACAAAGGACTATATCTTCTGAAATTTCATCAATAACTACATAGGGAAATCCATCTGTTGTCGCCTGCTCTAAATTAGTTTCTAGTGAATACCCATAATTTTTCACGCACTCCTCTAATAACATTTCTAAATCTGTAGACAACATATACTTCCGTTCTGGATCGTCTTTCAAATTCAAAACAAAAGTTTCTCCACCACTTTTCAACTTCTTACGATATATGTTTGGCATATTCGTCAAGATTGACGTTTTAATAACCATATTTCTATTTTTATCAAAAAGTACCATTTCTCATTTCTCCAAAAAAGGAACATCAAAGCCATACTCTAAAGCAAAACTATAAGACCATGTATATTCTCCATAGCTTTTTATTCCTGCGTCTCTTTCTATATCCAATAAAATTTTATAGCCTTCCATGTTGCGTTTAAGTAACGCTTTTTCAATAAGTTCATCATAGACCGAATTGTAGTCTTTGATAACCTCTTTCAATTCAACATTTTTCTCAAAGACTGCGTTAGAGTTAAATCGTTCCCAGACCGTTCGCTCATAGCCTTGGTTATCTCCTCTGCTCTCTTTTCCCTCTAGTCTCCATTCAAAAACTTGGTCTATCTCCCCATGTAAAGCTATATTGTTTGCATGATCTAGGATAATTGCTGTCTTGCCTTCTCTATATCTCATAGCTCTAAAGGCTTGTTGCATAAACATAGCAAGGCTTTCTGTTGGGCGTGTCAAGATAACACAATCTGCGTCTGACATATCAAAACCCTCTGAAATTAAATCAACGTTACAAATAACCTTAATTTCTCCTCTGCGAAAGGCTTCAAGGGTTGCTTTTCTCTCCGCCTTTTTCATCAGTCCATCAATATGTTTTGCCACGATACCGTTCTGGCTAAATCCCTTGGCAAAGGCTTTTGACATAGCTATACTAGGGGCAAACAATATTGTCTGCTTGTTTTCCCCTTTCTCGATCCACGTTTTCAAAACGTCAGCATAAATCTTTTTCTGATATCCAGATTCTTTTCTAATTGCCTTAAAGAAAGTTTCTCCATTTACTTCAAGATATTTTTTCTTGATAGAATACTGGATTCCGTTTGATACGCTAGGAGCATAGTATTTATAGTCAGACAAAATATGGTTATCAATCAGCTCTCTTACCGTTTTACCAATGATAATGTTCTGATATGAGTTATCCAATCCTTTTCCGTCTAACCGTTCAGGAGTTGCAGAAAAACCAATTTTTACAGCGTTTGGATATTTTTCAAACAAAAGCTGGTACGTTTCTGCTTCCGAATGATGAGCTTCATCAATTAGAAGATAATCAGGAGCGTCATTGTCTCTATTTACATCTTCAACAACACCCTTTGTTTTGTTACTGCTCCCATTTTCCTTCATCAGCTCGTCAAGTTGCTCCCTGACCTCTATGGTAGGAGCATAGACATAAACTAGATAGCCCTGTTCAGTAAGCAATTTTTCTAAATAAGCCAATATATAGCTCTTCCCACTTCCTGATGGACTAACCACTAAATTATCTTCCCTGATATTTTTAAGAACACGCTCTACCAACATCATTTGATCTTCTCTGAGTTTAATTGTCATATTTTTTCCCTTTACTCTAATAATTCAGGATTTTCATAGATATTACCAATCACTCTATAAGAACTGATATCATCTATAAGCTCACTAAAAGCGGTTGCGTCCTCTACACCTATTGCTTCCGCAACAAGGACTGCTTGCCATTTATTCCAAACTAGCTTCGCATTTCCGAGAACTTCGTCTCCGTCTTTCAACTCAAGGATATCGCCCTCAAAAATTTCTACTCCGTCCTTGTCAAAGATCCCTGTTGATTGCATAAGATAATCTTCATCAATCACCCAACCATTCAATAGTTTATGAGTAAGATCTCTGATATCATTTGCATAAACTTTGTTATCCCAGATAATCAGTTCACTAGTTGTATACATCTTCTGTTTGTTTTTATCCCACGCTCTGAACTTTAATCTGCCCATTTTTCATTCTCCTTTTACTCTTTTTATCACTCTACTTCTTCTTTATTGCCCTCGTAGTAACTCCTCAACTGAGGATTTTTTTCTAACATTCTTTTTACATACAAGGCTTCTCTGATACACCGTTCTATGTATGCAAAAGGAAACAGAACTAAAAGAAGGGGGCTAAATATAACCCCAATAACAACAATAACTATCGTTCCCAACGTGCTTTCTGCGACATAGCCTATAAACTCACTTAAAGTTTTAATACTCTTGACGTGACTTATAAGAATTAGTCTGTTTTTTAGCTTCATCACTATTCCTCGTACAATAAAACTCTACTCAGTTCTCAAAAGACGCATTTTTAGAAGAAAGCATACACAAACCTAATTTTAGAATAACCTGCTCCCACTTGTTCAATTTGTGTAATCATCTTAGTTAGGTTTTCTTTCTGCGAACCAATAATTTCTAAATAGCTCTCATAATCTTTTAGCGATTGCAACTCGACTACATATAGCGAACTTACGTCATGTAAGTAAAAGAAAATATCCTTAGTTAAGTTAGTTGCTTTTCCTGTATCGCCTTTCACGTTTAAAGCAGAAAATCCTTTGATCTTTTCACCACTTGTATCTCGCAATAGCGTGTGTAGCTCCGTATCACGCACTACGTCAAGCATTTCAGGGAGTGTTCTACCAAATAAGTATTGTGCTTCTTTAGGATAACCATAACCATCATAATTCAACTGACTTTGATCCGTTAAAGGAGAAATGTTTTCCCATACTCCTTTAGCTTCGTTAAAGCCTTCCACAAAACCATATAAATCAATTCCCATTTTTAATATTCCTTTCATTTCTATTTATCATTCATTTGGAGGTTCAGGGAAGCTAGTCCAATAAATCACTTCTTCCTCAAAACTTTCAAAGCCAACCCCATCTTCATAATCTACCCAAGTATCTGTAGTTACGCCACTTTTAGGAGTATAGACCAACACCTCCTCGTCAATCTCAGGGGTTACTCCTTCCCAAATGCTTGTCACTTTATCTCCAAAGAACTCTTTTTCTTCGTCTGTTAGTTCTCTTGCTACCAATTTATTCCATTGCACTTTATCCATTTTTCCACCTTTTATTTTTCTAGCAACTCTGGATTTTCATGTACATTGCCAATGACTTCAATACCTTTTGAAATGTATTTCAAATTTTTGTCAAAATCTTCCACGCTAACGTTAACTCCATCAGCAAAGAAACACTCAAAATTACTACTGTCAATCGTATAAAACCCTAACATTGGGTGTCTATAGATTGCAAGATTGCCATTCTCACCTTTGAGAATATCCCCCTCAAAGATCTCTGTTCCATTTTCATCAGATAAGCCTATTGAAAGCCCCAATGTTTCAGGATCTACAGAACACCACTCTCCAATAGTGATATACTCGTCATTTGCTTCTACAACGCCATTGATAATGTAAGAAACTCCTTCATCTTCAATGAGATAACCATGTTTCCACTCACCTTTACTTTCTTCGTGAGTGGAAATACCTCTAACCATCAATTTCCCCATTTTGTTTTCTCCTTACCGTCCTAGCAATTCAGCATTTTCGTAGATATTTCCCGCTACTGAGTGGTAAGTGGTACAATCAACCAAGTCAGCAAAATACCCACGTTCCTCGTTTTCTACAGCCATAAACTTACCGTCCTTATAAATAACATACAAGTATACTAGTTCGTCTCCGCTTTCGTCTACGTCAGCAAGAATATCCCCCTCAAAGATCTCTGTACCGTTTTTGTCAAATAGACCTGTAGCCTGCATAAGCTCAACATCTTCAAGAAATTTCCCCTCAAATGCTACCGTATCAAGCTCTTCACTCCAAAAGTTGATTTTCTTAACTTCTGACATGACTTTCTTGTTTTTAAACCATGCTCTAAATTTTGGCAATTCCATTTTTTATTCTCCTGCTTCAATATTTTGTTTATGGTTATATTATACACTCTCTTTTATCCTTTGTCAACTGTTTTTTATTATTTTTTTGTGTTTTTGTATTATTTTTTAATGGTGCGCGTGATATAACAAAAACTTCCAAGCGTACCAAGGCTTTTCAGCTCCTAGCACCTCGAAAGTTTGAACTTTTTTATCAATCTTTTGTATTATAACCAAATTCATGATCCGTTGCGTTGTATTCAGCAATATACTTACTTTCTAACTCTAATAAGTCCTTTTCTGAACCTTCCTCTAAAACATCTATGACTTCATAAGTCCACTCAGTTATTTTGCTGTTCTTCATTACTTCATGAAAATAGCTACCTGTTTGTGCCTTGAAATGTTGAAACCAACGAAAAATAGGGTGATTTACTGTTTTACCAATATATACTTTTCCTGTTTGTTTGTGAGTTATCTTATAGATAAAACCAACCACTCTACCATTTTTATAAGTTCTATCATCTTCTCTAAGACGGTTTTCGTAGTATTGTTCCTCATGTTCCAAACAACAAAAATAATATCCGCTATAATCATTGTTTTTTAGTTCAATACGACTTACAGGATTTTCTCCACAATATTGACAAGGTATTTTTTCCGTCCAAAACGCTTCCCATTGGCTATCTAATTCATAGATATTAACGTAAAAGAACTCTCTGTCTATCGTCCTCTGAGGAACTTTATCAAAAAAATATTCTGGATAATCATTTTTAACTTTATCAAGCACGTCACGTTTTGTATCATAGTCAAAATACAATTTTCGTTCTACTTGCTCAGAATAGAACTCTCCCTTATTTTCTTTCCTGTGATTTATCCTTACAAACCAATTTGCCATATCATTTTTTTCTACCTTTTCGCCCTTTCCTCAACTTTTTTCAAGTGATCTGATATATTTTTATCAAACAACTTATCTGCTAGATCTTCAATTTCCTTTTGTGTCATTTTGCGCTCGCTCATTGCAAAATCTAGTGTTTCTCCTGCAATCAATAAGCTATTTTGGTATTCAAGGAAATTTTTTAGCGGTTCTACACTTGCTCCCTGTTCTTCCAACCAACCAAAAAGATCCGTCAAATCAGTAACAACAACTCCTGTATTAGTCTTTTTATGTTCTACATTCACACTAAAAAGGTCGTAGTCTAGCGTATAAGTTATTTCTTCCCCATTACTTTTATAGTTTTTTACAATCATTTTTCCCCCTCCATTTTTCAACCAACTGCATTACTAACTTCCCAAAAAAAGTTTCAAGTCTTTGTAAACCAGTTCTGTCAATAGCGAACCTAGCTCTAAAAAATTCCTTTGCTAATTGGATAACAAACCACATTTCAATCACAAAATAACCAATAAATGCAATCCATAAGAATATTTCGGCAATTAGGAAATTCGACATTTTTACTAAGAAAATCCCAAAATAATCAATCCCCTTCTCCACTATGTAATGGAGAAAAAGGATAGATAAAGAACAAGGTAAAACGCCAACATTCCTATACCTGAAATAAAAATTACTTTGCTTCATACTACTTCTCCTTTGTGATTTCTTCCGCTTTCTTGCCAAAATAGCTCAATTTCATGTTTAGCAACAACAAAAATTCATAAGGCGCATTAAACATGATCTCAAAGCCTCTCTGCTTGCGTGTATCAAACCATGACATATTTTCCTTATCAAAGTCTTTTCGTTGCTGTAGGGCTTTAAAATCCTCTTTATAGACGATAAACTCGTCACCAAGTTCTAAAATATCATTTACGATCTTCTCAAAGCGATTTTTTCGATAGTTTTTAATCTTGTGCCAAATATACCGTTTCTTATTATTGATCTTGATATAATTTTTAGACTTCTTCCAAGTGTGTACTCCTTTTTTTGGTACACCATTTTCTTCGTAATTATCAGGATTGTTCATTCGTCTTGAACTTTCAAGTTTTGCGTCCAACTCCGCCAATTTTTCTGAATATCCCAGATCATTCGTTAGATCAAATCGCAATTCTTTGTTTGAACTTTCATTCTTTGCAACGACTTCTAACTTGTCTACATCTAGTGAAATTAAAACTTTACCTTTTGCAGGAAGAGTTTCTTTCGTTCCATAAGGTACACCATCAAACACAAACAAGCCATAATACTTCCATGTATTATCTTTTACTAGGACACGTTTAACCGCATATAGAGCTAGTTTTTGTGTTTTTAGGGCATAAGATAGTCTAATTTCATCATCATTTCGGAACTTCCAAGGAAGAGTGATCTTATTTTTGCGTTTTCCAAATGAAATACCTTCTAGTGAGACATTATGGTTTTGTTTTCTGTACCAAATAGTCGTAAAGTCAATCATTCTAGGAACTTTCAAAAAGTTATCACTATCTGACTGACTTCTACGTTTTAAATAGGCTTTTTTAGTAGCTTGCGCCATATTTTCAACGTTAGACCAGTCAAGAATACCCTCTTTTGAGTAGCGTTTGTACATAACGCTTACCTGCCCCATATTGTTGTAGTTAACAAATTTTCCACTATTCAAACCAAAAGCATTGTTAAGAGCAATCCAACCTTCTTTTAGTTCATCTGATTTTTCCTTATACTCTGCTTTTAATGCTTTTTTTAGCTCTTTGTCTTTAGTTTCTTTTATTTTTTCTTGTAGTTCATTCAATGTTTTAGTTTCTTCTGCAAGATATTTATAATCATCAGAAGATTGTCTACGATATTCTTGTCTGTTGAAATAGTTTACCATTTCACGCTTCATTTTATACCCATATTTAAAGATCTTTTCAAGGTAGTCCGTGTACCCTTTTGGATCAATCTGTACTTTTAACGTATAAGTCATAATATCTCTTCCATTTCTGTTTTTTATATTTATATTATACACCTTATCAAAATTATTGTCAAGTGGTTTTTGATTAGACACAACAAAAAAGCGGTATACACTTTGTATACCGCTTTCCCTGATTATCGTATGATTTTACTTTGCAGACTTAGAAAGAACTCTAATTAGTTTTCTTTCTTTTTGTAAACCAATCCACCTAAGCCAAGCAAACCTAGACCTGCGATAGCAAGAGCTGTTCCTGCTTCTGATCCTGTGTGTGGCAACTGATTAGTTGCAACTGCTTGTGTAGCTGGTTGTTGAGGTTGTGGTTTTTCAGGTGTCTTAGGAGCTTCCTGTGGAGCTTCTGGCTTCACTTTATCATAAACACGGACTGTTACCCCTTTTGGATCTTCCACGTTCTTAGAATCGCTAGGAGCAGGCTTGTAGCCTTCGATTTCTTTGAACGGTTTAGTACCATCTTCTTGTGGGGCAACTGGATTTCCTTCTGTGTCAATATGGATAGTGATAGGTTTTTGTACCTCACGATAAACGTAAGTTACAACCGTCTTACCTTTAACTACGTCACCTTTTTCGTTACCTTCTGTACGGACTAGTTCGTAAGTTACACCGTCTTTAGTGATTGTAACTGGTTTGTGATCTGTTGTATCGTACTTAGTACCTACTTTAGCTTGTGTAGTATCTGCTACTGGATCTTTAAGAACTGTACGTTCT